TTTCTCAATACTACCAAATACATAATATGCGCCTGTGTCAGCTGTTATATTATTAGTATTCAATACTAAGTGACCTGTTTGTGTTCCGTGTGCTATTGCTGTATTATAAGAACCGTGTTGTAATACTGCTGCTGCATCTAATCCATTACCAACTGGTGTTCCTGATACATTAATTGCTGTAGCTACATCTCCATCAGATACAAATAAACCATTTACTGTAAGTGTATCTGTAGAAGCGTCTCCAAAAGACATATCTCCTTCTATTGATAAATCGCTTTCGATTGTTACATCTTTAGCTATTAAATTGTTATTTTTCCATCCATATTTACTCATTTTATTTTACCTCGTATTTTGTAATTATTTAGTTCGCGAAGTGTTAATAGGTAAACTAAATAATAAAAAAAATAAAAAAATTAACGCAATTAAGCGTTACTTACTCTGATATCAACAATTGCACCATCTTGAAGAGTGTCTGCATGATATGCTGTATCTAAGTATATTTTGTAAGCTGCTAAGTCTTTGTCATATTCCCAATCTAGTTTAGGTTTTAATCCCCATACTAAACCATATGCTATTTTAGCTTTTAGAGCGAAACAAGTGTGTCCATCTGGACCCCATATACCAGTTCCACCAGCAATAGCTACGTCTTGGTCTGCTGCATCATAACTTGGTAAGTTATTAGTTACAACTATCTTAAATCCTAAGTATTTTCCAATTTCACCATTCATTACAACTTCATTGTTTCCATATTCTGCTGCGTTAGTAAATTGTGAACTATCCATACATATTTTTTCCTCATAAGGTGAGATAAATAATACTAATGGTGCCCCAGGACTTGATCTCCAATTACTTAAAGCTAAAGCTCTTTTTGCTTCTGATACCATAGGTAATTCAAAAACGTCTCCTGTTGCTAAAGTTGCGGGTGTAGTTGCGTCACCACCATAGATATTTGCTGCTAAACTTCCTGTAGTTGCTAATGCAATTGATGAAGACATAGCTGTATCAATCTGGTCAGACATACTTAATGCCATTTGCCCTCTTGCGAATTGTACAACATCAACTTGTGAAGTTCTAATAACGTCTGCTGCAATAGTTGTACCAAATTTGTGTGGTGCTGGTGTAAATACTACTGCTGTAACATTATCAATTTCAGTCATAGTTCTTGCAGTTGCTTGTGTAGTATAATCTGTGAATGATTTATTACTTGTTGAAATTGGTACTGATAAATCTTTAATTCCTGCTCCAGCTTCTGTTTCATATGCAAATTGTTTAAAATACATATTTTCTTCTGCTGCTTTTAAGATGCTTTTTAACCATCTTTTTCCTTGAACATCACTAATACCAGATGTACTTGTAGTAGTTTCATTAGCTAGTTCTTTTACTGTTTTTTTCATTTTTTATTTTCCTCCTAAATCGTCTTTTAATGCGTTTAAAAAACATTTGTCTTCTGAACCTTCCATTATTTTAGGTTCATTATTTTTAGACATATTAACTGTTTTCACAGATAATTTGTCTGGTTCGTCAAGTTTCTTTTTCAATTCATTAAATTGATCAGACATTTGACTCATTTTTTGAGTGTTATTTTTATCCATCTCTTTCATTTTTTGCATAAGTTTTTCATTTTGTTTTTTTAATGATTCCTTTTCTGCATTCTCTTTTTCTTCTTCATCTTCCCTTTTTTTCTTTTCCTCAGGTGTTTCTTCAACTTTTGGTTCAACTTTTGGTTCAACTTTTGGTTTCACTGGTTCTGCTGGTTTCTCATCAGGTTTCTTTTCTTCTTTGTCATCTTTGGGCATATCTTCTTCTTTATCGTCTTCTGGTTTCTTTTCTTCTTTATCTTTGTCATCAACGTTTTCTTTATCTTTTTCTGCATCCTCAGGTTTGTCTTCCTCTTTCTTATTAGCATCTTCAGGTTTTTCTTCTTCCTCATCTGCATTTCTTTCATCTCTAATTACTTTTAATTCATCTGAAAGACTGATAAGTTGATCTGCTAATTCAAGTAATTTGTTTACTTTTTCTTCTGCTTGTACATTTGTTTGTGTTTTTTTGTATTCTGCTGCAATTTCTTCAAAACTCCAATCTGGGTGTTCTTTTCGAGTTTGCTTAACGAAATCAGTGTAATCATTTAAATCTTGATCTACTTCTTCCATACTAACAGAATCTAATTCTTCTTTAGAATCCATATTATTTTCCTCCTTTTCTTTATCGTTTACTTTAATATTAAACTTTTTTGCTGCTGCATTTATTTTATTCAAAGCTTTTTTCAAAACTTCTTCAGAGACGCCACTTACTTGATTTATTCTAGCAAGAGCATTTCTAACATGTGCTACATCATAAATAGGTAATTTACTTGCACTTGGCGGGTCCATAGGAATTGCATAAAATTCATCAGGACTCATTCCTTTTTCATTCCTTATTTTTTCAAAAGCAGCCATGTCCATATTGTTTATCCAAGCAGTTTTAACAGCTGGGTTTATAACGACAGAAAAATTATCATAGAGAAATTGATGCATAACATTCTCACCATCTTCGGTTTGACCTATTACTTTTGGTGATATTCCCATTTTAGCACCGTATGCTAATTTAATGGCTGTTGGTCTATCTACAATAACAAGGTCTCCTTTAACAACATCCCCAACTAATCTCGGGTTTTGTATTTCACCAACCCATTCCTTGCTCATGTTATCAACATGATCTAAGAATAGTGATCTTACTTCTTTTGACTTCCAATCTGTTTTAGAAAAAGAATTTCTTATTTCTTCTGGAGAGTAATAAAAATTATTCCAAATTCCAGGACTCATAAGTATTTTATCCCTTATAATGTAAGGAAGTTTTATATTATTTATGTCAACCAATTTATTTACCAAAAACTTATATAGAGAGTATTATTTATTCGTATTTAAATATCTTTCTAAACCGAAAGCTTTATAAATGTTATTTAAAGAACTTTGTATTTGACCTGATACCTATAAATCGTGTCCATCGCCCTATTTACAGAATTAGCAATTTCTCTTCTAGTATAACCTTCTTGAGTCATATCTATTATTTTTTTAATATCTACTAGTGAAACTTCGGTAGTTCCAACTTGTCTGCCTCTTGCCATATTATTTACCAGTGAATTTACCTTTTCTACTTAGATAAGGTTTTCTAGAATATAATTTTTTGTGTAATTTCTTTGCACCTTCACCTAGTATAACTAATTTGTGGTGTGGTGACTTCCAATGTTTGGTATATTCATATATGTGTGCATCTTTCCCAGCTATTGTTTTAAATTGTGAATGAGCCCATTTAAGTGATCCACCACAAGAATTATCCATTTGTAACCTGCCTTTATAATTATTTCCATCTGCATCAAACATTCCTCTTAAGAAATCCCACTTATATGCTTCTGGAACTATTTTATAAGTAGTTCTTGATTCTTTTAATCCGGTTGCTTTCAATTTCTTTAAATCTTCAAGCATCTTTTTAGATCTCCATCTTAACCTTAATGAATTATTTATTGGTTTTGGGGATATACCGCCGAGTGAACTTGCAATACCATTAAGTATTTCTTTATCTTCATTACTAATCATTATCTCAACTAAACCATTAGGGTAATCGACATGACCATCTGTAACTATGAATCCTAAATAATACGCCATTCTTGGACTCCAAGTTTTAAAGAACCCCTCGTTTGAACAAGTAAGTAATTGTTCTTCAACATCATTTACGTAAACATCATGAACCCTAACATCTTCTGAAACAAATTTTTTAATATACTCATTTGATAAATTATATGTTAAATTACATTCTTTAACAGAAACATCTGATTTTGCAAGACTCCTTAGCTTAATTGCAATCATAACGCTATCAACTGAATCCACAACTGTGCTGTCAAGCTTTTGTATATTATTTTTAAAGTTCATAGAATTTAGTTTGTTCCTTCTATTAAACCATTTATCTTCTGTTAAATTTGAACTATTAAAATATAAACAATCAAATACTTGTAGTTTATCAGAATTATATGCTTTTATTACATAGCTTCCACCATATAACATCTTTAAATCAGATTCATACTCTTTTGTTAATTCAAAAGAGGTTTCACCTTTATTTAAAACTGATATGTCTTCACCACTTTTTTGTATTATAACAATATCATCAGACATTACTTCTTCAATAGCATATTTTGTTGAATCATTCAATTTGCTTTTTAATTCTTCATCAAATTCAAATTCTTCTTTATTATTATTTGGAACTTCTACTAATGGTGTGGCATCATTATTTATTTTTTCAAGTTTCAATCTATAAACTCCTGATTCTACATTACCATTATTAAAATTAACATATTGACTAAATGGTAATTCTTCACTTAACTTATCCCTTATAATATTATTTAAATCTATTGCTTCATTTATATAAATTGAGTTACCTTCAAAACCTATAAAGTTCTCACTTAATATTATATCATTAAAAAGATTTTTATTTAATTCGATTTCAGAAATATCATCATTAGTTCCCATGTTTTCTATTATTTTTGTTTTTGGATCAACTTTTACTAGGATGGGGGATGGAAAGATATCTAAGGTTTTGAACTTATATGAATAAAGGACTTGTTTATTTGGCCATTTCTTTTCAATTTGTTCATTGGTTAAACCATGTTGTTCTGAAAGTTTTGGTAAATCATTTTTTCTAACTTTTTCCCCAGGCATTAATTTTATAATACCATAAGCTAGATTTTCACTATAATTATCTCCTACTAAATAGAACAACTTCCCCGCCAACCTATTATTTAACTTACTTGATAATATTAAACTGACACTCCCCCCCCAAATCCCTTTTGCAGTTTCTGGACTAGTTGAATAAGCCTCTATATTTTGTTTTAATCTTTCAGTTATTATCTTTGGCATCTTCTTTCCCCTCTCTCACACCATCTTCGCTTTGCGGTTCTTCATCTTCTGGAGTAATCGGGTCAATATCTAAATCTGTCCCCAAATATTCCATCCCCCTTATTAAATTAACTACATCTTTATCTTGTGAGCTAAATATCCCAGCTTTAACATATTCAATAATTCTTTTAGCTTTTTTATCTTGTTCATCTACACCAATTATGTCCCAATCAATTGTTGGAACTTCTTTAAATCCCATAGCCTTTGCAAGTGGTGCAAATAATTGTAACCTTATGGCTGTTGTAGTTTTTTCCACAATATCTCTAAGCGTAAGCCTAAACAAGTTTGATTGATTATCTAATACGGAACGATTAGTATCCCTACCTATTCCTGTAGCGTAAGGCTCAGGGATTCCAAGGCCAGAAACTTCTTGTTCTATAAAGTAATCTAAATGTTCCTTAAGTTTCTCTGCCTTTTGGGATTCTAATATTTTTAAGTCATAATAGTAAGGTGTGGTAATTTCTTGTCTAAAATTAATATTCTTTAACTTACCATTCATATTAATTATTTGTTGTGGTGTTGGCTCATGCATATCATCACCTAGCTTTGCATAAACTATTGGGAAACCGTGCCTATATATTGCGTTTGCAAGAGCATCCTCCATGTTTAATTTTCTAAGACTTACTTTATAAATTGGTTCGACTAAGCCTATTGGATAAAATCCATCACCAACATTATATAATTTAAATTGTGCAACTCTTTTCTTACTTAAATAAATTGCATTATCTGGAACAACAACTCCTTCTGGTGCTTCTGATTTTGATTTATTAATTACTGCATCTGGAACAATTGTGCCATCTGGAAAAATCTGAAAGTAACCAACTTGATTACCATGTTTATCTAAAACAACATTATCTTCCGCATCCTTCGCGTACTCAATTCTTTTAACATCTAACATATCCCAATCAACTATTTTATCACCAGCTTTATTAAGTATGTTTTCAACAAATGATTTTCCAAAAATACATTGATTCTTAAAAGTCTGTGATAACAAATCATCCCAAGTTATCTCTGAACCCCTTGTCCCAAGTGATTCTGTAAAATTTCTAAAGAATGATTGAACACTTTTATCCTTTGCACTTATCTTATGATCTGCACTCATAATTGTTTGTGTTATCTTATTTATAGAATTAAAAACTATAGGGTTTATCATATATGTTAATTCTAATTCTTCTGGCTCTACACGATTATATTCTTTTTCAGAAGTTTTTATAGATTTAGGAGCCCCACCCATAATGTCAGCTTGTGGGTTTGTTGGAATAGCTAGCTCTGCCGTTTTACTATTAAATAATAGCCTGGAAATTGTTCTCATTGTGTACTACCTCTTAAATTTTACAAGATTTAACAACATCAGGTATTTCTTCTTTTAAGAAGTATGATAAAAAACCTAATGATAAAATATTTTGTATATTAAATGTTAAATAAAATAATGAATTTAATGCGAAATTAAAAAGTATGCCATAAACAATAACAATTATTAGAAACTGTTTAATAAAAGAAAGTATATATTTTCTGTCTGAAAAGAATTGTTTTATTTTAGTAACTAGTTTGTTATTTCCCATATTAGTAGCCAATAATATATACTATAAGGGTAACTAAACATAACTACTATATAAATGTTTCGGTTTTTTAATCACAAAATAAACCGTAAAGTTTATATATGAGTGTAATTTAAGTAAGTATATGAGAACAATAAACGAAGTTTTAGGTAACGAAGAATATAGTTTATTTGCAATAAAAGGTTATATAAATCCAGTATATTGGATTGAAAAAGTTTCTGGTTATACACTAAGTTGGTTTGCAAAAGAATGGGTTAATGCTATGCAGAAGTATGGTAAAGTTAATCTTATTGCACACAGGGGATCCGCTAAAACAGAAATAATGGCTGTAATGTATACTCTTTGGTTAATGTGGTACAATAGAGGATTAGAAATATTAATAACAAGCCACTCAAGAGATTTTGCTTGGAAAATTATGGAAAGGATAAAAACCCACATTAACGACAATGAGTTCTTACAAAAACTAAGACCAGATTCAAGAGAAGATACTTGGAATAAAGAATACATGACAACTTCTACAAAATGTAACGTGTATACTAAAGCATATAAACCAACAATTGCAGGATTAAGAACAGACTACATAATTGTTGATGAATCAAGTAAATGTGTTGATGATGAAGGTTACTCTATTTTCCACAGAGTTATTGAAGGAACAGGTCACATGAGAGACGCAAAGGAACTCTGTATGACCACACCAGAACAACCAACTGATTTATGTTATGAACTTAAAAATAATAAAGAATGGGTAACATTTGAAGTTCCAGTTTTAAATGAAAAAGGAAAATCTAATTGGGAAGAAAAATACCCAATGAGTAAAATAGAAAAAATAAGAAGAACATCTGGTGAAAGAGCATTCCAACAAGAATACTTATTAAACTCAACTGCACAAGCAGAAAACCCAATTTATCCTTCTGAAGATATTGTTAATTGTTTCGACGAAAACTCAAGGTTTGAATCCAAACCATTAGATAGAGAAAAAGGTTATAGGGTTCTTGCAGCAGACTTTGCAGTAGCAAAAGGGCCAAGAGCAGATTTTGATGCATTCACCATTGTAGAATTATTAGATAATCATATTTATTTAAAACATGGTGAAAGGCACAAAGGTTATCCAAAGAGTGCAAAGGTTAAAAGATTAACATCACTTTACAAATTACACGATTGTCACCAAATAATTTTAGATCCAAATGGAATAGGGGCTGCAGTATTACAAGATTTAAGAAAAGAATTTCTTCCAGTAGTTGAACAATCATTCCATAGTATTGCCAGGGGACAATTACTTATAGCTTTAAAAATAGCAATAGAAGATGCTAAATTAATAATACCAAGAGACCCAGAATGCCCCTTAACTATGACTTATACTAACATCTTATTTAATGAACTAATTGGTTTTAAAGAAGAAAAAATACAAGGTGGAAATACAAAATATTTATCAAAAAGTAGCCATGATGATACAGCGATTTCATTAGCAATGGGGGTGAAAGCTTGTTCAAGCAAGAGGCCTTTTATAGATATGATTGGGATATAGTGAGAGAAAATGAGACCAGATAAAAAATGTGTTGAATGTGGAAAGCTAATGCCTAATGCACATTACTTAAAAAAATATTGTAGCAAAGAATGCTTAATCAAAGTTAGAAAGCGAAGAAACAGAATGAAAACAGAGATAAAAAGAATAAGAAACGCAGAGTTTGATTCATTACCAGAGAAAGAAAAAACCATAATCCTTATGGATGCGAGAGCAGACATAATGAGGGAACTAAACAATGGAGCATCCTTTTTTGGCAATAGAAAATAAAAAAGTTATAATCACAAGAAACTCTAAAGACTTTGGTCTTACATTTTTTGATAAAAAAGGAATAGAGGTAATAAAATGAGAACAATAAGTGATATGATAAAAGAAAAAAGAGAAAAAGCAAAAGAAGTAGAAAATAAAATATTAGAGGGAGTTCAACCAATGGATGGACTAACACTAGTTGAAGAACTAATTGAAGAACTAGTTGAAGAAAAATCAGTTGATGAAGACATAAATACTAAGGATTCATTAATTAAAGATTTAGAAAAAATTGAAGAAGATGCATGTAGAGCAATAACTGAAGATGAAAAAGTTAATCTTAAAAAGATGACTAAAGACCAGCTTAATGATATGGCAGTTGAGATTGGTTTTAAAGATGAGATTAAAGCTTATTGGAAAAAATCAAAAATTATTAAAGCATTAAAAAAATTAATAAACAAATAAAATTAAATAAAAGAGTATAAAACCGAAAGGTTTATATACTAGTTGTTTTTAGTAGCTTATATATAATAAACTCCTTATTATTATCAACCGATAACAATAAGATTTTGGTAATTTAAATGGTAAACACGACTACACTAAATAATGCGAATATGCTTTTATGTAGTTGGTCCACCAATTAAAAATATTGCCAATGATTTCTAAGCCTTGATTGAGGCAATAATTAAAAACATAATGTTGCTATAGCAAATTGGTATATGCACGAGATTGTTAATCTTGAGGACTAGATTCGATTTCTAGTGGCAACGTATAGCGAGTTGGGGAAGTTTGGAGGATTTATCCGTATCCCATTAGGCTCATGACCTAAAGACCACCAGTTCAAATCTGGTACTCGCTATTGGGATGGTAGCATAACTGGTAATGCACTTGACTTGCAATCAAGAGACTTCGGGTTCGATCCCCGACCGCTCCATATGCTGTCGTAGCAAAATTGGATTGCAGCTGTCTTGTAAACAGCCTCAAGTGAGTTCGAATCTCACCGTCAGCTTTTGTTATTGTGGTGGAATTGGTAACACAACTGGTTGCAACCCAGTAGATTCTCGGTTCGAGTCCGAGCAGTAACTTTAAGGGGTATTAGTATAGTAGCAAGTATGTCTGGCTCCAACCCAGAAGACATCGGTGCAAGTCCGATATACCCCATTCATATGCGGGTGCCGGAGTTCGGTTGAACGGGCTGGACTTAAGTGAAAGAGATTTCCTTGAGGGCTACACTTAGGAGCTTGACTCAAGAGAGTTCAACTGAGATATCCAGTGTCATAGGACTAACGCGTGGGTTCAAATCCCACCCCGCATATTTTATGCTGTAGAGGCGAGTGGTTAGCAAATGCTCTTGAAAAGCATCAGTCCGATTGTGGCTTATCAGTTCGAATCTGATCTGCAGCGTTGTATCACTAGTTATTGATTATATCAGTAATTAATGATACATATTTTTTCCAAGAATGGAAATCTGGTTATTCCAAGCGGGTTGCTAACCTGTGAACCATTTGTGTTCTGGGGGTTCAAATCCCTCTCTTGGAGTTCTAAAACCGAAAAGTTTATATAGTAGTTATGTTTAGTAACTTTTATTATGATGAATTGCAAACATTTTATCGAGAAAATAGAAGGCCAACAAGTAGTTAGAGGGCCAGACTACCGATAAATTAATTGTGGTTCATAACAATTTCTAAAACAAAATTGCGATGAACCGCGATAGCAATATTAATTATAGGCAGGTAGTCTAATCTGGTATGACATCTGTTTTACATGCAGAAGTGTGGGAGTTCAAATCTCCCCCTGCCTATTTATGCGTGTGTAAGCTTAATGGTAAACTCTCTGGCTTCCAACCAGATTTTATGGATTCGAATTCCATTGCACGCATTTAACCTTATTTAGTGTAATAGTAACACGATTGGCTGTAGACCAATTCGTGCCAGTGCAATTCTGGCAGGTGAGATTTGCTCCTTTAGTTTAACAGAAGAATCTCTGACTTTCAATCAGAAGGCGTGGGTGCGATTCCCGCAGGGAGCTTTTATAGTCCTTGAGTTTGATGGAAGAATACTTGACTTTGGATCAAGAGGACGCAGTTCGATTCTGTGATGGACTAGAGGCAGCAGATTAGGTTCGAGTCCTGATGACCCCATAATGGGGTTATAGTGTAAAGGTAGCACTCTGCCACCGTTTTGGGAAGTTGGTGTAGTGTTAGCATCTGTGACTTGGACTCACAAGACCTGGGTTAGATTCCTGGATTTCCCACCATATTGCCCATGTGTTTTAGTGGTATAATATCCGACTGTCTATCGGATGACGCGAGTTCGATTCTCGCCGTGGGCGTTCATACCAGCATAGCTAAATTGGTTAAGGCCCTGTTCTTATAAAGCAGAGAATCCGAGTTCAAGCCTCGGTGCTGGTATTTTGGGAGTTTGGCCAAGTGGTAAGGCATCCGACTGATATTCGGAAGAACAAGAGTTCGATCCTCTTAACTCCCATATGGTCGTATAGTGTAATAGACAAGCATGTGGGTCTTCTAAACCCTCGGTCCGAGTGCAAATCCCGGTAGAGTCTTTGGTTGTGTAGTCTAACTGGACAGGACAATTCGCTTCGAACGAATTAATCCGGGTTTGAATCCCGGCACGACCCCCAAGGACATGTAGCAAAACGTGCAATGCATTCGACTTTTAATCGAAAGATTGCCGGTTCGAATCCGGTCATGTTCATTAGGTATTAGTATAGAGGTTTGCATTACATCGGTCTGTGACACCGAAGAGTGGAGTTCGATTCTCCAATACCTAACCACTGGGGTGGTGGCGCAGTTAGGGAGCGCGTTCCGCTGAAGTCGGAAAGGCCGTGAGTTCAAGTCTCACCTACCCCATTTTAAAACCTAAAGCTTTATATATTAGTTCGCATGGATAACTATTAAAATGTCATATGAAACATATAAGAACAAGTTAAGTAAAGAAAAATATTTTAAGGAATGGGATAGTAAAAACTATAATGCCCTCACAGACAAACTAAGAGAACAAATCTATAATAAGTACTTAATTAAGTGTGAAGTCTTCCAAAGAGACAATTTTACTTGCCAAAATGTTGAATGTAAGACTCCAGAATCACATTTAACCATGCATCACATCAAATTTCAAAAGAATGGGGGAGGAAATAAGGCAAGAAACTGCATAACACTATGCGATTCTTGCCATAAAGCCTTCCACAGAGCACAAACCCCAATAGTTTATGCAAATAAACCAAATGTTCCAACCCATATTAGGGGATTAACCCTAAGAGTTGATAAAAAAGACGAAATTGATTGGAAACAAGTTAAAAAAGAGATGAGAAGATTTAGAAAATCACTCGGAATAGTGTCTGGATTAAGAATATCTTGGGAAGAACTAGCTATTTTAATGAGATTTCTCGAATTTAACTACGAAGAAGACTAAATTAATCCACCCAAACGCGAAATGTTTATAAATTAATAGCATTATAGTGGAAAAAACCGAAAAGTTTATATATTATTACAATATTCTAATCAAATGAGGTGGTAAATATGCCAGACAGAGACGGAAAAGGTCCAAGAAAGAGAAGCCCAAAGCCTTCAAAAAAAAAGGGTGGAGATCAAAAAGGTAATTGTTAATTACCTTTTTTTTACTTCTAAGTGAACACACAAAGTTTATATACTAACTCGATTTAATAAGATATAAAGTGGTTGAGAACCAAAACAAGCTTATAAAAGAGAAAGAATCAGACGATACACAACCAGATCCAAGTATAAAAAGAAGAGTTCTTAAACTTGGAGACAAAAGAATACCAAAAAACTCTAATGACTTCTTTAACCTATGTTTCAATCATCAACCATCTAAGATTTATATAACAAAAGAACATTTTGATTACTTAATGGACGATTATGATGAAGAAATATACAGAACTCTCGGAAAAGTTGGCTTCTCAAACAAGTTTCAATTCTATTTTAGTGAAAAAGACATGGAACTAATATTTACAAAAATAATAGTAGTGCAAAAATGAGAACGAGAGAAGGAAAAAGAGCAAAAGATAAAAGTAAAACAATTATTAAAAAAAGAACTTGTCCAAAGTGCGGAAATAAGAAAGCAGGAATAAAATATGGTTACATGGCCTGCCTTAAGTGCGGATATTTATACCCTAGTATAGAAAAAGGCATACAAGAATAGTAAATAGGTAAATAAAATGAATGTAATAAGAAATAAACAAGACAATATAAGCCCAGAACAAATAAAACCAGGCCCAGTAGAAATACCTGTAGAAACACCAATAGATACAATTACAGAGACGCCTCTTAAAAAGCCCATAAATACTCCAAAAATAGAAAAGATAAAAGAGAAAGAAGAAGACATACAAGAATATAATGTAAACATAAACTATAAGCACTTCATTTGTATAAAAATGAACCAAACAAGATTAGATAAATTATATAAAGAACTAAAAGCAACAGGAGATTTTATAATTATAGATGAAAATTATCAATTAATTTATATCAAACAACCCACATCAGTAATAATAATTAAGAAACTTAAAGTAATACCAGACCAAGTAATAATCCCAACAAAACAAAAGAAGTGGTGGAAAAAAAATGAAAAAGTATGATATAATACTTGCTGACCCCCCTTGGATGGAACGAGGAGGAGGAAAAATTAAAAGAGGTGCAGATAAACATTATCCTTTAATGAAAGCTAAAGATATAGCAGCATTAAACATTAAGAATATAACAAATGATAATTGCCACCTGTATTTATGGACAACTAACTCATTTTTACCCAAGGCTTTAAAAGTTGTTGAAGCTTGGGGCTTTGAATATAAGACATTAATCACTTGGCATAAAGACAAATTTGGACTTGGCCAATATTTTAGAGGACAAACCGAACATTGTATATTCGCTGTCAGGGGAATGATACCTTATAAAGTAATAAATGGTAAAAGACAGCAAGGAACAACCATATTTAATGCATTTAGATCTAAACATTCGCTTAAACCAGAGAAAATATTCGAATTAATTGAGAAAGTTAGTGATAGAAAAGGTTTTAATAAGATTGAATTATTTGCAAGAGCTAGAAGAGAGGGTTGGGATGCCTGGGGAAATCAAGTTCCTGATGAAGAGCAGAGAAAATTAAAATGAATACAGTAGAATTATTTAGTGGAACTGGAAGTTTTAGTAAAATAGCTAGATTAAGAGATTGTTCTATTTTTAGAGTTGAGAAGTTTAATCATTTTGATTTTGAAGCTGAATTATTTAAGGATATATTAGATGTTAAGAGAAGCGATTTGCCTAAAAAAATAGATGTTTTGTGGGCTTCACCTCCTTGTACTGCGTTTAGTGTTGCTAGTATTGGTAAGAATTGGGTTAAAGGGGTTTTAGTTCCTAAAACAAGTAAAGGGGCTTTAGGATTGGCTTATGTTCTTAAAACACTAGAATTAATAGAACAGATTAAAAAAGATAATCCCAATCTTATGTGGTTTATTGAAAATCCTAGAGGTATGCTTAGGAAATTTCCTTTTATGGAAGAATTACATAGAAATACTGTAACTTATTGTCAATATGGCGATACTAGAATGAAACCAACAGATATATGGACTAATAATGAATCCTGGATCCCTAGACCAATGTGTAAAAATGGGGATAGTTGTCACGCTTCAGCTCCTCGAGGATCAAGAACAGGAACACAAGGATTAAAGGGAAATATGGAAAGATCAATAATCCCTCCTATATTATTTGAAGAAATTTTTGAGGTAATAAATAAAAATTGGTCAGAACAATTCAGGTGAAAGACAATGAATAGACTAAACAAGCAAGAGAAATATTTAGTATTAATGGCTTTGCAGTTAAAGGCTAATACTCTTGCTGTTAATGCGTTAAAAGAATTATTATAAAAATGCAGACCGTAGAATTATTTAGTGGAACTGGAAGTTTTAGTAAAGGAGAAAGAACAATCAACACTGGAGGCATTTAAATAAATTCAAAAACAAGGAGGTTTTAAAGTGAATGAAGAATTAATAGATATACTTAAAAGAACAAAGGAAGGAAAGAGTATCGTAGAGAAAAACCTGCAATCAAGGTTTAAAAGTCCAACTTCTGAAATAGTAATGCAATATGAAGCAATAAAAGAAACAGATGAAGAGTCTGCAGATAGAATGCTATCATATGTTTTAACAGGAATTGTAACAATGGGAACAAAGTCTGTTGATGAATCATTACACATACTTAATAAAATAGTAGAGCAAACAAGAAAGCACATTGAACAAATAGATAAAATAATAAACGTGGATTAAAATGGAAAAAGATATATGTGAGAAAAAACAACAAACAACATCTTCAGAGATGTCTGTGGTAGAAAATTCAATAAGAGATACATTAAAAGAATTGTATGATACGCAAGAATTAGTAAATGTGCTTAGAGATATTCTAAATCATGGTGAGCCTAGTAATGAAAAAGCTTGTGATGGGCCAGTAAGAGAAAGAGGGATAACTAGATTTGATGAAATGAATATGCAATTAACTGAGTGTAAAGAGCACATTGAGAATATAAGAAAAACCATTTACAATATTAGAGAAAAGGTAAAAAAATGTTAGATGATAAGATAATCGATAAAACAAGTGAAGCAGCACTTCAGATATATGACGAAAATGGAGTATACGTTGAAAGGGCTACTGATTCGATATACAAGCACTTTAGTTCAATTGGACATAAATGGGCTGGTGAGGATATAACAAGAGATATGATTGAGGAAACAATAGTTGATCTAATCGATACAATTGTTACAAGCGATGAAAAGATGGATTGTGATGAAGCTGGAACTGGCTGTATACTCGTAAGAGTAGACACTGAGAATAATTATCCAGATAGTAAAGATAAAGACTATTATGACTTAACTATTATGTTAGAATTTTGATTGGCGTATAGTCGAAATAGCATATTTCGGCTCCAGCCGAACGCACGCGAGGTATAAAAATGGGAAATGAAAAACTAAAAGACAACAACAAAACAAAAGAACCAAACCCATTCATAGAAGAAGACCAATAAACACCCCAAAAATTTTTTTGCACATTTTTTTCATAAAACCAATTCCACCCCCAAAACCCCCCAAAAAATTACCCGCACAAAAAAACTACATGACTATTACCACTTATCCTCTATAAAATCTGGAATTTTAAAACATAGATTAATCAATATATTGTATAATCAATATATTGTATAATCAATATATTGTATAATCAATATATTGTATAATCAATATATTGGTTACTCAATACATACCATATGTGGTGTGTGCTAATTTCTTAATTGCGAAAGTTATATATCAAAATGAGAATAAGTGAGTGATTAGTATATTAGTTTATTATTTACTATACTTATAATCTTTATATTGTTACTATTATTTAATAATGAAGTAATAACACTACTATAAATTAATGTTAGTAATATATATAGTTTAAAATTAGTGTAGTAAATAGTATATTAAAAAGAGGTGCGGATAAAATGAAAAACAAATTAACCAAACAAGAAAGAGAAGTATTAAACAACCCAACCAGTTTTATAATAGGATTAAGAAAAGCACACCACAAGCACATAGTAAAGATATAAGAAACCTTTATGCTGGGGTTATACTAAACAATAACCCTTATTTGATCATTCATAATGCTTTAAAATAGTGAATGAATGAAAACCCAAAAACTGAAAGAGGATTTTATTTATTGTATAGCATAAGCTATGCAAATATAAAAATAAAATTCCAGAGGTTAAAAAATGGAAAACAAACCAACACAAAACAAAGAAGCAGACAGCAAAGGATTTAACAACATAAAACTATTAGATGAAACCATAGTTATAGCAAGAAACAGATTTGAAAGCGACAGCAAAACAGAAAACAAAAAAGTTTTCGCTGACTTCCAAGCAAACACAATACAAACAAACCACAAAGAACTAAACACTAATGATGTGGCAACAAACTTATTTATATTAAGAGATAACAGCAAAGTAAGAAACACCCTTGATAATGAAACAGCAATAGTTTTCAGGGAGAAACTAAACATAAAACCATTAAACTGGTAAAACAACAACTTATTTAATAGTTATCACTAAGTTAATAGGACACAGCCGAAACCTTAAAACTTAGTGATAACCATTTTATTTTAACAGAGAAACAATAAAAGTATTTACCCAACAAAGCCAGAGAAACCCCAAAGAAAAAGAAAATGAAAACAAAAACAATACATAAATATAATAATTCCGTAAGATTAGTCTACTCTAATAAATTAAACAAACACTTCTTTAAATCAAACCTCGAAGGAATAAACCTAACATTTAAGATCAGCAAGAACCAAGAAAACAAAATAAACAAATATAACCAATTACCTAAACAAATAAAGAAAGAAAACCTATGCTTAACAAATAACAGAATAATAATACAAAACAATCAAAAAGCAAAGATACAAACAAACAATAAAATTATCTGTATTAGTAAGTATAGAAACTTTTTAAACTCTATTCATTCAAATAAGATTAATGAAAACATATTATACAATTTCTTAATGAATAGAATTATAAGAAAAATAAATAATACTCTAAACAATTACTAAACACTCCTTATAGTATATTCTTTTAATTCTACTTTGTCATAACATTTTCTTTATTGTTTCTCTAACAATCTTTTATTTAATTCTATTCATCGTATAGTATATACAATATTATATATATTATTATAAGAAATTATTCTCACAAGGTTGCACTAAAACAAT